TTTAAAGAGTTAAAAGAGAAAGAAACTAAACGATCATATACCAATTGGGCACCTAAATCAGGACTTAAATCACCTGAAATAGATATTGCTCAAGATGAAGACAATAGGTTGATACCAAATGATAAATGTACAGTTGCTTTAGGAGAAGCCACTGGACATCATCATCGTTTTGAAACAGCAACAGATGGTGTTATTGTAACAGGATATAGCAATCGTTATCATTTTGGTAGAAATAACCCACAAGTATGTGATTATGTTGCTATAGAAGGTAAAAATGGATACGCTACATTAACACATGAAGAACATAATCCTATTCAAGTACCTACTGGATACTACAAAATCGACATTGTAAAAGAGTTTGACCACTTTTCACAATTAGAAAGGAGGGTAGTAGACTAATGGGATTTGCTAATTACAACGAAAGAGCATGGAATGTTAGAGACCTTGAACTACAAGATTATGTAGATAAGTTTAAAAACTTAAAATCTAACAAAACACATATGTTTAAACGATGGTTAAATGGTAGTCGTTATGTCTTATTATGGGGAAATAACAAAACCATTAACTTTACATCTGATTGGTCTTTAAAATCAGATAAATCGGATGATCCTAGCAGAACAACAGAAGCTTCTATTGATCTAAAAACAAATATATTAACTGTATTTGATATAGGATTATTAGAACAAGGAGCTAATGTATTTGGTCATAAATTCTCTTACAACATCACAATAACATATCACTGGGGAACAAATACTTTATATGAAGGAACTAAACATGAAATCAAAAGTGCTAAACATTGTGCTGAATTAAAAAGTAAAAAACAAAAAGACTTTCCATACGCTTGGCGTGGAATGAAGTTTGATTTAGACACATATAAAGTAATAAATGATCCACCTAAAAAAGTAAGACAGAAAATGGATTATTGGAAAGAAGTTACTAGAATCCAAAGAAATGCATCTGCTAGAGCAAGAAGAGCTAATTTAAAAGCGTTAGAACGTTTAGATATATATCGTAATACTGGAAATATTAATGATATAGAAATGGAAGACGCTTTTAGACTCTTTAATGTATCTGAAAGACGTGAAGTCATTGATGCATTTGGAATGGATAGTATATTAGCTAATTGTGAAACTAAAGTGCTAAATAAAGACGAAATAGATGGTAGACCATACGAAGTAGTAAAAGTAAAAGTAGAAGATAAAACCTTTCCAGATGGTGCACGTTGGTGCAATTATCTAAGAATGGTAAATCCAAGTACATCTGAAATACACTTCGAGGGTATACCTAATACAGAAAATACAGTAAAAAAAGCATTAATGTGGAGAGATGGAGATACAGAAAACTACGTAAAACCAATAGTGCTTACATAATTGTGAAGCAGTGTGGTTCCTACGGGTTTGCTCCTCCAATTGTTGAACTCCGCATCGTTCAGCAAAACTGCACTGCTTCCTTTATTTGCAAATTGCAATCACTGACGGTGGGGACACTAGAGCGTAAGGGCTTACCTCGACCTCCCCACTAGACGTGTAATAACATAATAAACAACAGGAGTTAGAATGAATAAATTCTATTCAACATTGAGAAATGAAGACTATAAACCATTTGTAGAAACAAAGGGTGGCGGTAATTTCTCAGCAGATTATTTATCTTGGGCAGTAATGCACGACTATTTGAAAAAAAATTTTCAATATGTTGAATACAAGATACATGAATATCATATTACAAAAGACGGAACTACATTAACATTACCATATATGTTACTACCAAATGGAACTGCGGTAGTTAAAATAACTCTTACATTAGAAGATAATGATGGAGATAGACATCATCATGAAGAATGTTTAGCAGTGCGTAACTTAAGAATGGGTGCAGAAACATCTCCAGATGCTGCACAAGTAGAAAATACCATTAGACGTTGTATAGCAAAAGCAGGTAGTATGCTAACTGGTTTTGGTATAGAACTATGGTTTGGAGAAGACATTAAGGATCTTGATTATAGACCAGAAACATTAAGAAATGGTCAAAAACCTAAAGAAGGTCATATAACAGTAGATCAAAATATAAAATTAGATAGACTTAGCAGAGATCCTGTATTTAAAGGAACTGATACGTCTACTAAAGTAAAAACTTTAATTGACTCAAATCCAACAGAAGAAAAAGCACAAGCTGCTATTGATAAGTTGGAGAAGAAAATTAAAGAACTAAGAAAAAAACAAAAGGAGGCAGCGTAGATGCCATACGAGAAAATAGGTACAGTTAAATCTGCTACTATAGAATACGATGTTGAAAAACAGTGGGGAAATTGGAACCCCACTTTTGACATGTTTTTAACTATAACATACAATGATGGACAAGACTGGGACAATACATTAGAAATTTATGGAAATGTAAAGAAAGACATAAGTACTAATGATCAAAAGTCTTGGGGATCAGCATTTAAAGTAAAAAACTTCTTTGAATCTGTATTTAAAGAAAAAGATCTTTTAATGAATGATGATTATACTATTCCAGATAAATGGTGTGATACAGCAATAGATAGACAATTTATGCTATGTGCTTATAAAACTACTAAACTCAAGAAAAGCGGTAAGCATTTCTGGGATACATATAAAATAGTAGCTAGATCAGACGCTCAGCAAGGTACATTAAAAACAAAAGTGATGAAAGATGTACAAGATGGGTGGATTAAGAACTATTTTACAGAAGACATAGATAAAGATCTTGATTCTTCTAGTCCAAAACAAAATACTGCAAAAGCAGATTTTGATCTGGATATTTAGTTATGAGTAAACCAACTGTTAAATTCATAATTAAAAAATGGTTAAGAAACAGGTTAGATCATGGTATTCAAACCGTTGCTTCACATGAAATTGAAACAAGTTTGGTCAATTACGGAAAAGAGTATTGGGGGAAATTACATACCCCCAGTACTTATTCACGTGCTTGGAGAAACTTTAAAAGTGGAACCGAATTAGACGATATTGATATTTCAAAGATTGAAGAAGTAGATAACAAAAGTGCGGAGACAACATGGAGACTAATAACTGGTGGGTAGAATACGCTACCACAAGTGTTAGCAATAGAAATCATCTTTGCAAAGCAAATGAGTTCCCTGCAATAGCAGCACAGCATCAAAACTTAGAAATATACAGAAGTATGTTTCTGTATCATGAAGATATTGTAAAGTTTGTTGCCAAAAATGGAACTGTAACTGGTTTTAATGGATTGCAATCAGTAGATAAGCTTGTTATTGACATTGACTATATTAAAAATGATAATAATATGGGCAATGAAACAAGATTAAAAGTCTTAGACGTAATTGACAATATGGAAAAGCTTTTAATACAACCAGAGCATTATAATATATGGTTTTCTGGAAAAGGTTTTCATATACATCTTGGCAATGTATACGGATTTGAAGATTCTAATCAAGTAGCTAAACAAGTAAGAGCAACCATGCAACGTGACTTTGGCGAGCATATAGATATTATATATGATAGCAGAAGATTAATACGTGCTGGGCATTCTTACCATAAAAGTTCAAAACTATATAAAATACCTATATCGTATTCAGAATTATCTGAACTACAATATATGGATATAGCAGAACTTGCTCAACAGATTAGAACTGATTACAAGCCACATAAAATAAGTAAAGAACAAGTAGTTGGATTAGATCCAATGGATATGAGCCGTAAAAACATAGCAGAAGTTCGTAAAGTATTTGACAACGCAAAAGGTACATCTACTAGATATATTACTTGCGTACAGCATATTTACAACGCTGGGTATGTACCCAATAACAGACATAAACATTTATTGGCATTAACCAGTATCTGGCGTAAAAAATATGCATTTGACAAAATAGCTTGCGATCATCTTGCTAGAGCCTATATGGCACAAATGGACAATCCATTAGATTCAGTTGAAGTTAGCAGAATTGTAAGTGATGCTTTCAAAAACGATTACAACTACGGATGTAACCATCCAGTATTACAACCTTATTGCGATAGCAAATGTCTATTATATAAGTACAAAAATCTTGATGAAGAAACAAACATATTAAATGCTGAACAAATGGTTAGTAAATTGATAGAGCATTATACATCAGACTTCACAGATAGATCTTTTGACTTAAAAGACATATTCCCATTTATGCCTAAAACGCATTTATTTACCTCTGGTCAGCTTATTACACTTATAGGCGATACAGGGTTAGGTAAAACAGCTTTTATCAGTTATATCATCACACAG